AATAGTAATCAATAAAGCATTTCTGAGGTGTTCTAGTAGTACTGAACTGAATGTACTCTCCTTGATAAGTACTATTCTTTACTTTGTTTCCAGCTTCATCAAATACATTTTCCAATTTAAATACATCTGGCGGTACTAGAGCGCGATTAGAACGAATGATTAAAGTAGAATCATCATCAGAAGTAGGTTCTCCAATCTGTATTTTTTTATTCAAAATTAATCCTACTGGATCCGTAAGATATTCTGCAACGACTTCACTACACCATCGCATTACTTGTATCTTACTTATCTGAGTGCCTTTTATTGGAAATGCAGACAGCAACCGAACATAAATCTCGGATGCTGTAAAATATTTGTTATTCGGATTCATCTTTATTAGATTTTAATTCTATATGTTGATAAGCAAAAACTCCATGTACATTCCTTGCTGTTTTTACATACAACTCGTTTGGTCTATACTCCTTATTGCTATCCTCTACTACCGCTTTCAGTTTTTGGTAGTACTCTTCGTCGTGTGCTGTCGAACGCTTACTCATAATTATTGTGGCATTGATTGTGCTGCTACAGGAGCCGCTGGTTGTGCTTTTCCTTGTCCTTGTGATTGTAATTGCTCAGTAGCTTGTTTAATCAATTGCTGAGCTTGTTCTTGTGAAATACCACCTTGTACAAGTTGTGCAAGAATATCTTCCGGCTTAGCACCTTGTTGCAACATTTTGATAATCTCTTGTATTATCTGTGCAATTTGCTCTTCTGACATTTGTGGACTTGCCGGAACTGATGTTTTAGCGGGAACAGATGATTTACCTTGTGCTTGTTGAACTTGTTCCTTAGTATAACCTTTTGCGGGTGTCGTAGATTTAGCAGTACTAGCTGCTGCATACTTTGTTTTGTCGATTATTGCCATGATTAAAATTTTATGTTGTTATCTTCTAATGAATGTAATTTCTTTTTATAGAATTTCCCAAATGATGCATAAGGAAAACCATATCTTATTTTATCTGAGGAAAAGAAATAATCGCAATTGATACGAGTATAAAATCCCTTTTTCTTTGAACGTTCTCTATCTTTTTGTCGACCCCGGTATTTAGTATTTGACGTCATTGTCAATAAACTTATCAATCCAACTTTATTGATTTTGATTGTATTTCCCTTAAAGAGTTCTTCAACAATTATAGAAACGTATGCAAAAAACACCTTATAGGCCATACCTCTTATAATTTGGCTTTTTGGGTGTGTGTTGGTAGAAAAGGTCACATGAGATAAACGAGGTCTAAAAAGGGTATCTATGTAAGCCGTTTTACGTACTCCAAACTTATTATTCTCATTAACCACATCATGATAATCAAATTCCTCTTTCCTAAACTCCTTTACCTTTTTATTGATCCGGGTTTTCTTTGAAGATACTTCCATTTTCATCTTTATGAGGATTCATACCATCGCGAAACTGTGCTGCATAATTTTCTTTCATATCAATACCAAAGTATTCTTTTGCCGATTCAAAATATTCTGTTGTCTTATCCGAATGAGTACGATACTGATACTCTCCAAATGGTATATTCTGTTCTCTAGTAAATCGTGGTGTTTCAATAGCCTTATCTGCTGCTATAATATAATCAATTCCATTATATGTTATTATGAAATTATCAGATTCTATTTCTGTAGTTTCATAAACATTAGTTTCATCATTATTGTAACTTATTACAGCTCCTACTGTTCCACTAAAATCAGAACCTATTAAATCTCCATTTTGATAATGTCTTGTTGCAAGATTTTGTTTCAGCCACACCTGATTTCCTATAGTTATAGAATTATAAATATCTCCGTCAATTATAATATCTCCATTGTTTATATTGTCATCCTTTATAAGCCTAATAGATATTCCACTATTTTGAGCAATAGTATAACTCCCAATATATCCAACCTTAATCACTACATTTATATATTCGTTGTCGTAATATGCCATACAGATGCTAGTATTTCCTAGCTCCACAAATCCGACTCCATACTGTCTCATTCCTCCAGGTAGTAATGAAAAACCATATGAATCTATACTGTCATTCTCGGTAACCCAATGTTTATTTCCTACCTCGCGTAAATTAAAGGCGCCTCCAACATTACTGTAGAGTTCACTCCATTCAGCCATAGTTGGAACGTGCCATCCAGGTGGAGCAATTTTCCTCTCGTCGGATGCTGCATACCCATTATACAATCTACCATATTTAATAGAGTTTTTAATATCTGTTTTTTTTCGATAATCTTTCCATGAAACACCTTCATAGAATAATTCACCATCAACTTCAAATTGTTCTGTAGTTACTAGATACATAATTATTGTCCTCCATTATCTTGTTGCTGTTGTGCTTGCTTTACTGAAACATTCTTTGTCTCATCAATACCATTATTAGCAAAGTCTACCGGCATACCTAACTTAACTGCAATATGCTGAAAAGTAATTATCTCTAATTGTCTTTCATTGTTTTCTCCAATAGGATAACTTGATGTTTCATAACTATAGTCAGCTAACGAATTTGGGGCCTCTATAACGGCATGTAATTCTATTGCGGACATATTGGGTGCTTTTATCTGTAAGATGTCACCAAGGTTCGCAAAAGCGGGTTGATCAATGCCAAAGCGATGTGATTCATAGTTTACCAACTCTTCGAAAGAACAATAATGAAAATCCGGATATTTTGTACCTATAGGACCAAAATAACGAACATTTCTTCTTCCTATTCCTTCCATGAGTTTTGATGGCATAGTAAACTTTTTATAATCGAGATCAAGAGTTTCTACATTACCAGTTATCTTTTGAAAGAATGCAGTAAAGACTTCCCCGGAAACATATAAAGAACGACACATTGTCGCTCTTGAAGTATTGATCATTTCTATCAACCATTCATCATGTAATATCTGGTCGTCGGTAAGATGTGGTTTCAATTGAAGCTTTAAACTTTCAACTATTTTTTCAAGTGTTATCATACTACTGATATTAAAAAAGGGTAAGTAGACATATCCTACCTACCCTTTTTGGATTTAATTGAAATTGATTATTAAGGCGCTGTTTCCAATACCACTACGCGAGCAGTCAAAGCATCTACCGGAGATACATTGTATGCAAGATAATCATTGAATGATTTAGCACCTACAACAACGTCTGCCATAGATGGAACAATACCTGCATTAGCAACAGCGATATCAGCAAACAATGCATCATCAGTCAATGCCAGTGGCATATAGAAATTGTAAACTTGTTCGCGTTTTACAAATGCACTTGCAGATACATTTTCATAACCAAGCGTTTTGCTGGCAATAGTAACACAACAGTAATCAACACCCTCAGTAGGCATTACTACACGTTGTCCTTCGTTCTCTGCTTTAATCATAAAGATACGACTCAATATGTCGTTAGTCAATGTATCTTTCTTAGGCTTAGTAGTAAGTACCTGAGTAAAGTTTTCATCGAAAATACGAACAGTGATTGGTTGTCCTTTTTCTTTTGCAGTAAGAACAAGAGCAGATGTACCAGCAGCGCCAGTACGACTAGCTACTACACAAGCGCCACTGTTTACAGCATTTGAAGTTCTCATTACATCAGCATTGATTGCTTCAATAAGACCATCAACGACAGTTTGTTTATCGTTAGCAATAGTAGCAGTGTTGGTTAACTTATAACCGTAAGTATGACTTACTGGAAACTGATGATTACCAGCACCATCATACAATGGTTGACGAGTGATTTCAATTTCAATAATACGTTGATCACCGGTAGTCTTTGCAACAAACGATGGAGTAATAGTGATTACTGCAGCAGCGCCAACAGCAGATGTTTTCTTTACAATGGTAGTATCACCATCAAACGGAATATCAATACCATATTTTTTACATACAAGATGTTTAATACCGGTTGTAACATCTCCTTGGAAGTACATACCAAATTCCTTTGGTCCGATAGTATTCAATAGGTAGTCTTGTGAACCTCTGATTAAATTACTCATTTTATTTAATTATTAATGTTTGAATTTTAATTCATTATTGAAAGTTTGATATCGACTATCTTGAATACCTTCCAAATACATACGGGATGCCGTAGTGATAATTTCAGAACATACTTCACGGTCAAATATACTTTCCTTAGTATTTGTTGTTTCCATCTCAGTAATAACCGGTGGATTAACAACATAACTTATTCTAAATTTAGGATAACCATCTTCAATATCAATATTTGGTACATATACCAAAATATTTTTTACTGGTTTGGTATCAACGATATCCTGACTTAAACTATAATAACAATTAGAAGTCGTTGGTTTGCTAAATACACCATTCAAAACAGTAGTCAGTTCATTTGAAGTTAATGGATTACATTTAGCTTCTTTTAGACCAGATATTTCTGCAGATAATCTAGCAACCAATCGACAATCTTCCGGTAACACAAATGAATACGCTTTATAACGATCGCTACTACTTGTTTCCAATAAAGTACCAGTAACTAATTTAGGTCCTTGCGTAATTGGCAAAAGTTGTATAGCAAACTTTTTATTCAATTCGAAATTATCAATCTTATTTGAAATAACTTCTTCGGTCGCTAAACCCAAAATTACTGAGAACTCCAACGGTGAAACAGTTCCCACTCGTGACTTCCTTACTATAGCAAGAAAATCTTTATACATATCAATTATTGCTACCGACATAATACTATTTGTTACCTTCTGATTTGTCCAACATATCTTTCAATGGGACATACAGACTATTGTTTTTATCATCATAAATGAATGCAGCAGCTTCTTTTTCATCGGCTCCAAGAGTTACTTTGTCATACATGATATATCCATTGGCAACAGCGCGTTGTAAGTACTTCTTAGCAAGAAGTTTTTTGATAAATACAATTTGCTGATTATCGTCAAGATTTTCAAGATATGAAAGAACATCAGCTGGGCGTGTTTCAACTAAACCATATACACGAGCTTCGGCAATCTTAGTAGAAAGATTTGTTGCATTCTCACCAAAGTAAAACAATAAATTGTTCATGTCTGATAATGATAGGTCGATAACTTTTGCACCGGCCTGTGCTTTTGTCTTTCCATCAACAGCTGCTTTTACAGCTTCTGCTTCGAAGTTTTGAATATACATTAAGTGTTTTCCAACTACTGCATCTTTACGAGATAATGCTATCTCCGGCATTTCAAGAGCAAGGCAATAAAGCGCATAATCTCTTGTTGGTAGATAGTTTCCGTTTCTCTTAATTAAAACAAGCGTTTGGTTATGAACGATAGGATAATTTTCATCTTCCTTGATTATCAATTCTTGTTTTGATAATTCAGTAGGATTCATATTATGTTGCCCGGTCAATAACTTTTTTGTTGCATTGTCGGTAATAGGAGTCATTAAAAATGGTTTCTCCTTATACTTCTTATTGATCGCATAGATTTTTACTTCTTCGCGTTCTTCGCCTGTTTCATCTTTGGTTGTCTTAGCCATTATCTATAATTTTTAAAAGAAATGAATGAATTAATATTTTACTGGACGATAAAGTTCAGCAATACCGTTTACATCAAGTAAAGCTGCACCGGTTTCCCACAAGATGTGGTGGTGTTTACCATCCACTGAGTTGACCATATCGCTACCTTTATTGATACCGTTTACTTCACCTTCTAACCAACCACGTTTTCCGAGTTGCAATAACTCAATTGCTGGTTGATTAATTTCAACATCTCCCAATGATACAAAGATTGCATTATGAGAACTGTTACGGGTTCCATCAGCACCATAAGTAGTAGCACGTTGAGGATTGTCAAACCAAGGCACAACGGTTGGAATCATTTTGACACCACCAAATTCGTAGTATTCATAATCCAAGTTGATACCTTTCTTTCCATTACCACCCATTTCAACTGTTTTAGGATCGATACCAGCCTGCTCTCTCATTAGCTTAGCAAAACCCTTGTAGAACTGCATACCACAGATTACGGCTACCTCAGTTCCCCATGAAGAAGAGTAGATAGAAATGTTTTCCATGATATTGTCAATGACACGTGTTGAAATAACGTTGTAAGGTAATCTCCAAGCACCATCTCCTTGGTTCAAGATACCATCACCGGCCATTACTTCAAATCCTTCATTTGTTTTCAACAGAACTTTATCATCTGCGGTAACAGTTGATTTTCCGTTCAACAATTGTTTTTCACGATACATAGCGGCACGTTCAAGCATTTGAATCTGTGCATGATCAGCCCACATAGAAACGCCATTATGTTCCATCCAAATAGCACTAGGACGATATTCATCAGCAGTACCCGAGATAGACCATTTCAAACGTTGGATAGTCATGTGAGTATATGCCTTTTCGTCAAAGGTATATTTTTCGTAAGCAGTTTCTGACATTTCTTCGAATGAAGTATGTGAGATACTAACTTCTTGTCCAATAGCAAGCAAATTCGGATTTACATAATCACCCGATACATTGGTCATGATTTTTACACGGTAATGGAAAATTCCGGCATCAACTTCTTGTGGAAGAGTCGAGTCAGAAACGTGTACATAAGTTTGGTTATCGGCAAGTTCAAGAACATCTTTTGGAGAGAACCAATTAGTGTCAAGAAATAAATCAATCCACGTTTGGTTTCGACCTGGTTCATTAGGGAATGCATCACATTTGAATGCAGCAATAACGCGAGCTTTACGATCCGGATAACCTTTGACGTTCCACATTACTTTGCGGTTGCCAACAATTTTGTACTTTCCTGATTTTGGATTCAAAGGATCAGCAAGTTTACCCGAGAACATATTACGGCCAGCAAGCAATGAACTAAATGCAGTTACATTTTTACGGAATAAAGTAGTTACTTGTGCTAGCATATGTGGTGCTGCAATCAAGTATTGTGACATGTGTTTAGATGTCGGTGTTTGATTCGAAAACTCCTGTGGAGCTCCTGGAAGAATACGCATAATGAATTTGATTAATAGAGTTGATTATTTTTCTGACTGCTCAAGCAATTTTAATTCTGCTTCGAAATCTAATGATTGACCAGTCTTGCGAGCACCTATTCCAGTAAAATTTGGAGTAATGCCTAATGATTTAAGCAATGTTTCCTTTCCACCTTCGCGCCCCTTGGTAATTGTTTCGATTACCTTTTCTTCTCCAAACTTAGCAACCATCACAAACATTTTGTACAATGTCATATTGTCTGACAATATATCATCTATTAAACGTTCACCGGTAACTTTATCGGGAATAACAACTCTCTCAAATTCTGCTAAAAACTGATTGTGGGCTTCTTGATTGACAGGAATACCATAAATAGTATCAACTTTTGAAAGACTTTCTTTAAGGACATTTAATTCGCCTTTTGTTTCAGCTAGCATTTGATTATACCCAGCTTCATAAGTAGCAGATTGTTTATCCTTATATTCTTTTACAAGATTGTCATTATAGTTTTTGATATTTTCATCAATAACTAAAGCAGCATCTTGCTTTTGTATTTTTGTCATTCGACCAATTTCTTGTAAAATATCATCATCAGTCAAACCACTAGGATTTTTTTCTGAATCATAAATACCGTAACGAGTTTTTAAATCGAATGCGATTTTTTCATCAATAGAAAATTTACTTGCATCAACATATTGTTCAGATACATTTGATACCAAATCATTAATCGTAAGATTAGGATTAGTAGCTGTCATATCTTGTATCTGTTGTGCTAATGGATGAAGTACTGGTTTCTCTAAACCAAACTTCTGTGCAACGAATGGACGAAGTAAATCATTCTCTGTTTCTGCAGTAATCTTTTCAGGCATTTTAAAGCCTTCTAAATCTTTGAATGAATCCA